CTCTTCTTGCTGCTCATACTTTTTACAGTCGAAGCAGAAGGAAGCCTTTAGTTGCTTTTCAATGACAGCATCCCAGCCAACAATCTCAGCTGCGTCAATCATCATCTCCAACGCTGCAAGCGCATCCATAGCAACTTGCTCATCATACCGAAGCATGACAACTTGTGCATCTTTCAAATCTTTATCACGAGGTAGAAACGTAAGACTAACATGAGTTACGTCATAACCTTTCTTTTTCCATCCAAGACCATACAGCATAGCCTGAATGCGGTACTGCTCCTTGATTTTGCCCTTCTCAGCCTCACCAAGAGCCTTAGCACCAACAACCTTCCAATCGTTGACAACACCAGCCTTAGCGTACATGTCACAAGACCCACCAAGTTCCAAACCCTTATACGAGTGCACGTGCAAACGATTCTCTAGCAGATACTCGTCAGACCATCCACGCCCAGCAAAACCATCCTCCAACGCTTGGTGAACAGCCGTACCCATGAACGGATACCAGCCACCACTAATGTCCTTCGGCTTCTCAGCCAACTTACGGGCAACACACTTGCGACAATCAGAACCAACCTCTGAGATGCCAATAATCTTCTGATGGCTTCGCTCAGTGATATAGAGTTCTTCGATGCGCTTTAGCCACAACTTAGCTGCGTCATGCGCTTTCTCATCCTCTGGCGTGTAGTCGCTAGGGTTTACATCCAAAATCTTTACAGGCATTACTTATCTCCATCTCTTGACAACAATCTAGCATCAGCCTCAGACATTCGACGCCTCTTATTACGCAACATAATCATCCGCTCACGAGGTGACATCCCACCCCAAATACCATGCGTTTCATTATGTTTCAACGCATACTCCAAACAAGCATCACGAATCTCACACACCGTGTTACATAAACGTTTAGCTGAACCGACCTGCTCTTGGTCGCCATAGCCCCACGAATCAGCGATGTCGAAGCCAAACTTCTCAGCAAAGAACATGTCCGGCGCACTGGAGCATGGCGTCTGACCGCCAGCAACTTCAAATGCCAACTCAGCCAACCGTGCAGCATCCGCACCACGACGGTCAAGCATTCTGCTCAATCTCATCCGCAACAGCACGCCACAAATTAGCAGGCTCCATACGCAAACCACGAGCAATATCATTCACCATAGCAAACGAAGGAATCTTAGAACCCTTCTCAATCTCACTAAGGTAAGCCTTAGAAATAGGCACACTATAAGCAAGGTCAATGTTCCTCAAACCCCTATCCCTACGTAACTTACGAATCGTAAAACCCAACACTGCGTTATCTCTCACAGCTGCATCTCCTTCTTAACAAAATCCCAAAAACCATCAGGGTCAGCAACATGTGGAAGATTCTCCACAACCTCACCCGACACAGGATTACGACGAGGACGCTTACGCTCCTCCATAGGCTTAGCCCAAGGCTTAGGCTCGAACTCCCCATTACGCATAGCTGCCATGTAGTGGCGTTTGCATAGCCCGCGACCTGAGTGCTTACGCTCACAGTCGTTGACAACGCATCCGATGTGCTTGAAGTTAGCCATCAGTTCTCTCCTTTGATAAAAGCAATTAGGTCATCAGAGCCGAAACTCTCCCAAGCATCAGGACTCCAAGCAACCTGCCTCCAAATAGCGCTGAAGTCATAGTCGTCTAGCAACTTGATAATGCGCTCTTGTTCGCAAACAATCCCATGCCGAACACCAGCCTCCCACTCTTTACGGCGATAAACCTTCAAGGTGTATTGGTCTAGTGCATAAAAAATAAAACGCTTCATCTACTTCCCCTTATCCAAACGGGTAAGAATGTCACGCCCAAACTCGACACCACGCGAACCATCCATCAGTTCACGAGTAACCTTATACCTCTTAGACACCTGCTCCAAAATCGCTTGGTCAATCGTATTCTGAGCAATCAGATTCCAAATCGTCACATGGTGCATGTTAGACGCACGGTGCACACGGTCCTCAATCTGCTCAATACGGTCAGGGTCATACGGTGAATCCAACATAATCAAGTCATCGGCAGCATCAAGGTTGATGCCCACACCCATAGACCCAGAAAGCAACACCACGCGAAGACTACCAGCCTGAAACTCACGCTGAATAGATGCGCGAGCATTGTCACTAGCATTGCCATCCAACACAGCACTTTCAACACCTCTAGCATCTAGCTCCTCCTTAAGCCAATGAAGGACTTTCGAGAAACTGGAGACGATAACAACTTTCGCACTGTTATCCGCCATGTCATCCCGTTCGGTAAATCCACGCTCATCGAACCACTCAATGAGCCAGTCGAGTTTCGCGGAATCACCACCGACCACCGGCTCCACCGCACCTTGAACATCCTCACGCCAACTACATGTGGATAACTGGCGAGCACGAAGTGCAAAGACCATCGCCTCCCCACTGTCACGCTCCTCGACCTTAGCGTCATAAATCTTCTTCATACTTTCTAACTGGCGCAAGGCATAAGCAGACTCCTGCTCCTTACCCAACTCAATCTCAACATCCACATACCTCTTAGGAGGTAACTGTGGCAACACTTCCTGCTTAGTGCGACGAATCATCCACTGCCTATCCCGTTCCATCCACGCACGCTCAGACTTCAAACTAGACGGAACCTTGATAGTGCGAGTGCGAGAAACCTGCTGCTCCGACATCCAAAAGTTCTCCTCCAACCACTGCCACTTAGAAGGCGTCAGCTCAGGATGAATAAAAAACCAAGTCCCATAACGGTTATCCAACTTGCCACGGTCAGGAGTCCCAGACACAGCCACACGAAACGCATCCTTACGAATCTGCAACTTGACCAAACCCTTCCAAAAGTTAGTCAAACTACGAGGATTCTTGATAGGCAACACCATGTGCGACTCATCCACAATCACAGCATCAAACGGAATCGTCCCCAACTCAGGCACACGCAACCCCTTAGACGTCATGTCCAAAGCGTTATGGTTAGCCAACACAACCACAGGACCATCAGGGTAAACCTTCTTGAACTGCTTAGACTTCTGACTTGCCGTGCCCTTAGACACATCAATCAGCGACACAGGGTAACGAGGCTGAACAAACCGTTCAACAGTGTCACGCCAAGTAGTCTGCGCGTTGATAATAGGCGTCACAATCAGAATCGTGCTCGGCTTACCAAACAACCCAGCCAACTCCAACCCAGCCAACACCTCCAACGTCTTACCAAGCCCCGGCTGGTCAGCGAGCAGAATCCGTCTCGAATCATTTATCCTGCTCGCCGCAACCTGCTGATAAGGATACAAAACCTCATCAAACAAACTCACTTGCCAACCGCCTGCTCATAATCATGGTCGCAACGACACGCACCATTGGTGGCAGAACCACACCACGAACAACCAGCCCCAGTTAGACACTCACGTTCACGACACACGCTGATAAGTTCCCCACAATCCTCACAAGGGTCAAGTTCCTCATCATTGACATACGTCTGCTTACCATTCAGTTCAACCCACACGTGCGTCATTAGTGAACCGTCAAACGAGACTTGTTCGAACGCTTGAACATCTCAGGATAATCAGCAACATCAAAGTTCTCCTTGACATACTCCGTATTCACAGCAGTCTCACGCCAACGAGCAATACTCGCAACCTTCGCACCATGAACAAGGAGAACATCTTTGGAACCAATAGCATCCTTGATAATCGCATCAATGGCATCCTTACGAGCCTTCAACGCCTTCAACTGGTCATCAAGGTCACTGCGTTCAGCCAACAACTCGTTAGCTAACACGGCGTCAGCAACCTCAACAGCCTTCTTATTATCCTTAGTAGCCTTCGGCGTTCCAGTAATCAAACGCTCCTTAGCCTCAGCGACCAAAGCCCCATACTCTTCAATGCTTTTCATGCTTTACTCCTTTACTTGCTTTTCAATAATGTCTAACAGAACTGCTTGTGTAACAAACCTAGTGTTATTCGAATCAGGTGTCAAGAACGCAACATGAAACATGTTCTTGATAGTCTGCCCGTTGAAAATGCTAATAGCCACATCACCACGAACCCACGCCCCCGCATACATAAAGTTGTCACCCTCATACAGTTTCCATCCGTGAAACAACAACGAATCACGAACACTTTTGTTCAAATCTTTTTTCATGTGCTATCCTTTCAATACACCTTTGGTCGGGTGTATACGCTCTTACCTTTCGGGAGCAGTTGGTTACGAAACCCCCTCAGCAAATAAAGGCGAGGGGGTTTCGTCTTACCCTCTACAAACTAACGTCATCCTCATAACAGGCTTCACAACCAAAACCCTCAACAATCACACCATCACCAACATTGACACTTGAACTCTCAGCCCAAGTAGTGCTTTCAACATCAGCAGACACAGGGATACGATTCACAAACCTGCCAGACCCAAACGAAGTGTCCTCACCACACCACACACACAGGTCACCCATGTCCAACACACTCATACCTCCTCCACACCATCCTCATCAATGATGAACGTGCGAATCTCAACCTGAGACATCTGCGCAATCAAGTCACGCGCCCGCTCAGCCTGCTTATTACGCTTACGAGTAATGTATTTCGCAAACGGCAACTTATCAAAATCACCCTCCGCATCCAACTTATCCCAGTCCTTATCCAACCAGTTCGTAGTATCAAACATCTCGACCTGCTCAGTCCCCCAAGTGCCATACACAGACACATACAAGTTCTTCTTACCCATCAGAAACCCTCTCCAATAATGTCATCAATGTGACGCCAAGTATCATCCTCTTGACGCTGAACAATGTCAGCCCAGTTATCGTCACCAATAGTCATGTGATTGTTAGTCTCAACATCCTCACGAGTCCACCACCCAATCAGAGCAACAACCTCATCAAGGTCACGCTTAGACAACATCTCAATCACTTCACGAACAACAGCCATCAGTTATCTGCCTCATAGTCAGAGTCGAATGGGAGAGTCCCCATGTCGTCATAGTCGTGCTTGCCAATCTCACGGAAGTTAGCCGAAACCCAACCATCTTCCTCATACAGGCTGAACTCCTTATAAACCCAACTGACCAACGCAACACCAGTTGCGCCACGCCCATCAGCGTTATAACTCCAATGGAACTCAGAATTAGGAACATCCTCATGCTCCAAAGCCTCAACACGGTCAATCAAATCAATCAGTTCAGGTGACACAGTAATAATCATTTGCTTCTTCTCCTTCAGGTCGGGTGTAAACATTACTTCTTCTCGTTCAACGGTGGCACAGCACCAACAGGAACAGTAGCCAACTCATCAGCTGACAAACCAAACCCCTGCTGGTCATTCAAAATCATGCGACACACCAACACAGCCGTAACAAACCAACTGATGTCATCCCAACGGTCATTCTTCTTCACATAATCAGGTCTCACAGTAAGCCACATAGGCTCCCAAACCTTAGTCACATACCCAGCATGCTTATCAATCTGAGATTCCAGCCAAGAACACACATTCTCAGTCGTAAAGCGCGACAGCACAGTCATACCGTTCGACTTCTCCAAATCGTTAGCACTAGTCTCAGCAATCGGAAACTCACGGTCAAGGTCAGTCATACGATAAACACCAGTCTGAACACCATTGCGTTCAATCCAAGCCTGAACCACAACCTTGCGGTAATAAGACGTGCCACCAAGTTGAATCGAACCAAAAGGGGCAAGGTGAGAACGCGAATCAGTGCGCCAGTTACGTAACTGATTCATGGTGAAATGTGTAGCATCTGAAACTTCTTTAGCAGAGAGCAAGTCTCCGTAAGTAGGGTGAAAGTGGGGCATAATGTCTCCTTTGAGTAAATGAGTTGAAGTCACTGCGACATCAACTAAATGCTATTTTATGGGGTATTTTTGGTATTTTGGAACATTTGCTAAAAAAAGTTTGAAAAAAAATCCCTTATTTTTAGCGGTTTGTAGATTATTTGTGTGTATTTCTAAGTCGGTCTATATAGTGAGAAAAAAAAACCTACTCAATGATTATCTAGTAGTTTAGTAGATTTTATTTTCTACATAGGCGAAGCGACTACGGATTTCATAAAAAGTTATCCACAGGTTAGAAGAGTTGTGGATAACTTAGAAGCCCCCTCACCACGTTCACAGGGTCTGCGTCATCTGCGTCAAACAACACACGCAAAAATCTGTCCTCCCCGCAAGACGGGCAAAACTCCACGTCAGACACGTTCGGGCTAATCCACCCGCAAGAATCGCAAATCATTAGTAAGCCTCCAAATCTTCAATCGGTTCAATAACCCACGGTGAATGGGATTTAGGTGTCACGCCAAAGTGGCGTCTCGCGTAGCAAAACTCTCCCGTAAGAATCGCGGTCATGTCCTGTTGGCAGTAAGCACAAGTCATCACAGCCATTCCCTCACATTCAGCCATTCAAACGTCTCTCCATCTTCAACAGTCTCGCCAAGTTCGCGCAAATGCTCAAACCAACCAGAATCCAAACGCAACGTAACCTCACGAATCACAGGGCGAACAACCTCACCAGTCTCGTAATCGTCCACCTCTTCAATGCTTATAGGCTCGTCCGCATAGCACGAACTGAACGGCACTTGCCAGTAAAGAATCGGCTCGTGACACTTCGGACAAAAAATCGTGTCATCCTCGGCAATCTGGCGTAGTTGTCCGTCAATGAAAAGCGACTTGCCATCTAATCTAAAAGTAGCCATTTCTAAATCTCCTCTAGTTCGTTGGTTAGAAAATACCCACAGGCTGGGCAATCATGGCGGTGAATCGAAGCAAGAAACACTTCAGAACAATACGGGCAAAAATACGGCATCAGATAGCCTCATCCTTCTCAGAGTCATAAGCACACTCAGGGCAAACATAGGGCTCACCATTCGCAATTGGCTTGTCAAATCGCTCCTCGCAAAAATCACAGCAATAAATCACAGGATTACATGCCTCGCATGTATACAGCCCACAGCCGTAACTGCTCGCCTCCGATTCCATTCGGGTCACTTGCTCATCTGTCAAAGGCATCAGAGAACCTCCTCCAACTCGTCAAGCGGGGTTTCCATCTCTTCAAGAATCTCCTCGTATTCCGACATGTAAGCGTCCGAATAGTATTGATAAAGGTCTACGCGCATAAGCGAGATAATCCCAGAGTTCTCACCGTCCGAACCGTAGCCCAGTTCCTTCCAAGAATCGTCGTATTGGCTGGGCATTTCAGCCCAATCCTTTATAACGTCACCGTTATAAATCGGCACGGCTGAATCAGCCCACTCCCAAAGCAACCCCTTAGGGTCATTGGAATCAGCCAAATCTTCCCAGTTGTCGCGAATCTCTTTCTGAATGTCTTCGTTGGTCATCCTCATTGGTTTAGCCTTTCTTCTGGTTGTTGATTTGAAACATTTCGGTCAAAAAGTAACGCTCATGAAACCCGCAAAGAATCAGCGGGTCAATGTCACCATGCCACACGGTAACGCGGTCTTTTGAATGGTTGTCACTAGGGAACTGACACACGCTCAAAGCGCGGTCAATGTCGGCAATCTGGGCAAGTGTGGAGGTCATGCGCTCACCTTCTCACGGGTCAGAATCTCACCAGCAGGGCTTAGAGAAACCTCGCGAAAATAGTGGCGGGCGCGTGGTTCGGCAACATCAACTAGGCAAACGGCAAAGTCACGAATCGCGACACGGTAAGGCGTGCTTGCTAGGTTGTCGCGCAAAATCGCGTTCAAGCGGGCAACGGTTGTCTGGGTAGCCCAGCCAGCAGTTGTCAGAAAAATCTCGCCGTCCTCATAAACGCGGGCAATCTGGTTGCCGTGGTAAGAAATCGAAACGTGATTCAAATACGCGGTGGCGGTTGTGTTGTGCGCGATTCGCTTTTCGTAACGCTCGCCAACTAGGCGGGTCAGGTTGCCGTAAGACATAACTGGGAGTTTCAAGTTAGACATTTCTTTATCCTTTGGTCAGTTGGTTTATTGGTCTTTCTTGGTGCTAGTTACTAACCTACCACATCAACTAAACGTGTCAATACCAAAAACGACATTTATTTATAACAGTTTCATAACGGGCGTTTAGTCGCGGGGGTCTCAGATTTCACCCCTAGCGATTCCCTATCACACTTGCTGAAAATTAGCAATTCGTGGCAAGGGGGGCTTGTCTAACAGCCCTGCTAACAAGGCAAGCGTGCTAATCCCCGCCTGCCACGCCATCAAACAGCCCAGCAGGGCGCGACACAATCCACCCGCCCCCTTTCTACCCGCAGGGCATAAAAAAGTCCCTGCCAGCCTCAGGGGGATGAGACTGGCGAGGAAATCTTTGCGGATGCTAGAAGCGGGCAAACTCTTCCTCAGACCAAGAGACATCGCCAACATTCTTGCCGTCTAGGGTGACGTCTAGAAGGGTCTCGTTGTCAACGATGAGGTCAGAGAGGTCGGTGCCCTTAGGGACAGTGATGGTGCCGGTGTAGGTGACAACAAGGGAGACCTCAATCTCCTCAGTCATCTCGATGTCAAGGAGTTCGATAAGTTGCTCACCAAGGTAAGAGGTTGGTTCGATGGTCTCGTCCTCGAGGAGCGGGGTGATGAGGTCGGCAATCTTCTCGATGGTGCGACTTAGGGCGGTGATGCCGTTGGTGCGGATGTCGTTGATTCGGCGCTCAAGAGCGATGGCGGTTAGGACGGGGTAAAGCAGGTTGCCCTCGATACACTGAGGACACTCGCAAGCCTCGATAGCCAAGCCTGAGTCGCTGGCAAAGCAGACAGCTTTTTTGTCGGCGTAGTCGCGGAGGATTCGTTCGCTGGTGAATGCGCTGGTAACGAATGAGTAGTCGCGGATGTCGGTCATGAGGTGGAGCCTTTCGGGTAGGTAGCCCCCCTGTTGGGGCATAGCCCCAGCCTAGCAGGCATGAGCAGGTTAGTCAAGTGAGTAGGTGCTTTCTTTGTAACGAATCCATAACACTCCCCTAGGGGGGGGGTAGGGGGCAAAATCAGCTGACCAACCATCACCGCAACCCCGCCATGTTGTGACCAAGATTCCAGCCGCCCCCTATACTTAGCTACCATCCTCCAAATATCTAAATTGAGAGACTTGTCTATCGTTCATGCTATTATCGAGTTATGGAGACTGTTATCTTGACCCTTGTTGGTTTGGCAAGCCTACTGACTTTGACTGCTTTTGTTTTGGGGATGTTGGGTGATTTGAATGGCGAGGATTAGTGACCATCCTGTCCGCTTGGCTCGCATCACTGCTGGGTTTTCTCAGAACCAGTTGGCGACGAGGGCTGGGGTCCATCGTTCTGCCCTTACAGCTATCGAGGATGGGCGCACTCGCAGACCTTCTAAGGTTTTGCTTGGGACGATTGCGTCCATTCTCGATGTTCCTGAATCGTATTTGGAGAGTGAGATTGAGCGGTGGTTGAGCAATCCTCAGTTGACGAATTTGAGTCCAGCTGCGAAGAATTTGTTGGAGGTGCCACCGTATGTGCTGAGTCAGTATTACCCATCTTTCGCGTTGTGGCGGAAGGAGTTGGCGAGGACGCCTACGGCGTTTGCGAGTATGTTGCGGATAAATCCTGCGACTGTCCGCGATTACGAGTCTGGTAAGACGCAGACTATGCCTGACGTCATGTCCGGAAAGCTTCTGACTGTTGTTGGTGTGAGCCCAGAGTATTTGGTTGAGTTGGAAGGGTTGCCACGTGGATGAGAGTAAGTTTGATTCGCGTCTTGGTGAGGCGCGTAAGACCAAAGAGCAGTTGCTTTTTGAGCGTGTATTGGCATCTGCTATCAGCGCGGACCGGCAAGGGTTATTCCTTGAGACTCAGGTTATTTTGGACCAAGATGCCGAGCTTACAAAGGAAGAGGTGGAGCTTGTCTGGGCGTCAACGAAGTTCCAGCGTTCTTTGTCTGATAGGGGTATTAAGACTACCAGTAACCCTAATCTCACGCTCCGGCAAGAGCAGTTCTTGCAGGCTTATCTAAACCCACTAAACCTCCTCAGCCCTCAGGTGCTGGCTAAGCGGATGAAGATTAGTCTGACTGAGATTGATGGCTGGATGCGTCAGAAGGAGTTTGCTTCTGCGATGACTGTGAAGTCTAAGGAGAACTTGGAGAAGTTTTTGCCGATGGCTGACCAAGCGTTGGGGCAGTTGGTTCAGTCTGGTGACATGAAGGCTATTACTTATGTAAATCAGATGACTGGCAGGTTTGACCCTAATGCTAAGGCGAACTTGGATGTGCCTGCGCTTCTCATGCAGGTGCAGGATATTATTTTGAGGCATGTGTTGGACCCGGCGATGAAGCGCAACATCGCGCGTGAACTTATTGCTTTGGCGAGTGGACAGTCGCATTTTGGTGCGGTTTCTGAGCCTGTTAGTGATAGTATTGCTATTGAGACGGTAAGAGTAGATTAACTTTAAGGACTACCATGTCGTATACGACTACTACCCGTCTGGGGCTACAGAAGGCTGTTATTGGCTCTAATCAGCCGTTTGAGACGTCTGCTATTAATAACAACTGGGATAAGTTGGACACTGAGTCCATTGCTCAGGATGGTCGTTTGGACCTTCTTGAAGCGTCGACTATCACTCAGGACTCACGCCTTACTGCTATTGAGGGTGTTAATACTACTCAGGGTTCAGCAATCACCGCCCTGCAGACCAAGACCAACTCGGGCACCGTGTATGACTCGGCTCGTGTTGGTGGTCGTACTGTGTTTGCTCAGTCTGGAACGCCTACGGCGTTGGCGACTGGTGACATCTGGATTCAGATTCCGTAAACTATGTCTTGGTCTGGCGGTTCTGTAAGTTTTAGTGGGGGTCCGAATACTTATTCGGTCAGTTATTCTGCACCAACGTACACTTACCCTTCGGGTGCGAGTTCGATTACTAGTGGTTCGAATAGTGCTCCTTCTTCGGTTTCTTGTGGTTCGTCGGCGTCTAAGACTTATTGGACTACCTATTTTTGGTCTGCTATTGGCGAGACTGTTACTTCTGAGACGACTATTTCAGGTACGGCACCTAGCTGTCCTCCTCCTCCTTCTTATCCGCCATCGTGGTCGGATAATGTTCTTGCTGGTTTCCAAGCTGATGTGGTTTATTCGGATGGTGTAGCAGCTACTAACATGAACTATTCGGGCAGTTATTCTGTCAGTTCTGGTTCGTTGCCTTCTGGTATTTCGTTGAACACTTCTTCTGGTGCGGTTACTGGTACTCCTACGGCTGCTGGGCAGTCTTACAGCTTTACTGTTGCTGCGAGCAACTCGTATGGGTCGGTTTCTCAGGCGTTTTTGGGCACTGTTGCTGCGTCGCCTACTGCGGGTAAGTTGCGTGTGTGGACTGGTACTACGTGGGTTGTTGCTCCGGCTAAGGTTTGGGATGGCGCTGGCTGGGTTGTTGGTACGGTGAAGGTTTGGAATGGGACGGCGTGGGTGACAAGTGTCTGAGAATGAGGTCATGCACGTCAAGGTTACTATCAATGACTTGTACAAAGAGCAGCAGGAAACTAACAAGTTATTGATTCAGCTGGCTGCCCAGTTGAATAACATGTCGGATGTTCCTGACCGCATGCGTGCTGTGGAGAAGTATCAGGATGAGAATTCTTGGGTGCCTAAACTTGTGTGGGCTTCGTTGACTACGGGTATAATGGGTTTTGGGACGGCACTTTTCACTTTGATTATTAGAGGATAATTATGACTAAGTACGTGTACCCGTTTCCTAAGAAGGACATTCCTAAGGGTGGCGAGTTTGGCAACACCGTTTTGTTTGACGGTACTAAGCGTGCTAACGCTCACCGTGGTGTTGATGGTCCGCCTGAGTTTGCGATTGCTGTAACTGATGCGACTGTTGTTATGAACAAGTGGTCAACTGTGTTGGGTAACGTTTTGGTTATTCAGGATGAGAAGGGCACCTTCTGGGGCTACTCTCACCTTCGTAATGCCCCTGCTTTGACTATTGGTCGGAAGGTTGTCGCTGGTGAAAAACTTGGTGTCGTCGGTAACACTGGTACTGCTTCGCACGGTCGTCACTTGCACTTCACCTGTTCGAACGTACTGGATGGCATTTTTGGCGGTAAGGTCTTTGACCCGTTCGAGATTTTGGACAAGCGTATGGCTGTTGAGGCTGCTAAGTCTAAGTCGGTGGCGGAAGTTTCTGAGCCTGCCGTTGTCAAGCCAAAGGCTGCTCCTAAGAGTGTTCCTAACGCAGCGAGAGCGGAGTAGCTGATGTTGAAGCCGTCGAAGACTTTGATGAAGCGTGTGCTTCGTGTTGTGGCGTTTACTGCTGCTGCGGGTCTCAGCTTTATGGGTGCTGGTAATGCGCTTGGTTTTGGTGCGTTGGAGTCGGCTGCGTTTGGTGCGACTGGTTCACTTATGGGTCTGATTATTGGACTACTATTTAATTATGCGCTTGACGGTTTCTTGGATGATGCCGAATTTGATGCAAACATGAAGCAGGCTGTCGAAACCGTTCAGTCTAAAACTAAGAAATCGAAGGAATAAAAATGGCTAACAAGTCAAGTCAGTCTGCTGATTACCAGCGCACTAACACTCGTGCACAGAACGCACTTAACAAGGCGGTCAAGGCTGAGCCTAAGACCATTCCAAGTGCTGGCAATGCTCGCAACATCAACAAGGCTATGAGCGTTATGGACCAGAGCCGTACCAAGGTTGGCATGTTGAGCAACACTGCTAAGAAGGCTGCGATTTCATCGCTTGCTAACAAGAGCATGTCTAAGATTTTAAAGAACAAGTAAATCATGCCAGACAATTCAGGCTGGATGGGTGACCCTAACGACATTAAGGGTCGCCTCCAGTTCGAGCAGTCTAAGAAGGGTTTGAACCCTGAGAAGGCTGCTAAGGAGGCTGCTGCTGCCAAGGCTGCCAAGGCTAAGGCTGCTGCCTCTTTGGCTGCTAAAAACAAGAAGAAGCCAACTCCTACTAAGGCTCCGGGCGTGAACTCTTTTGGTCGCACGTATGACGAGGAAGTTCAGTACCAACGGTACCAGAAGTCTTTGAATATTGGTAAGACTACTAAGAAGCCTAAGTATCAGATTCCAGCCAGCCCTACACACTAAGGATTATCGTGGCTAAAGTAGAAATTGAAATCGAGTCAGAGTCGGAGTATTGCGACTGCTGCGCTGATTGCAAGATGGGTGGCGAGAAGCCTGAGGAGTCGAAGGACGCTTTGTTGGCTGAGTTGAAGAAGTTGCTTATGGTGACTGGTTCGAATGGTCTCGCTGACCGTCAGATGCAGATTGACGAGCTGATTTCTAAGATTAGCGAACTAGGCGACTAGTGTCTGCTGCTTGGCAACGCAAAGAGGGTAAGGCTGCTTCTGGTGGTCTGAACGAGAAGGGTCGTAAGTCGTATGAGGCTGCGAACCCGGGTTCTGACCTGAAAGCTCCTGTCAAGGCTGGTAACAATCCTCGTCGTGCTTCGTTCTTGGCTCGTATGGGTAACATGCCGGGTCCTGAGCGTAAACCTAACGGTGAGCCTACAAGGTTGCTGTTGTCGTTGAATGCTTGGGGTGCGTCTTCGAAGGCTGATGCTAAGAAGAAGGCTGTTGCTATTCAGCGGGCTAAGCTCGATAAAAAATAATTTAAAAGAAAACCCCCGCTTATTCGGCGGGGGTTTTTTCTGCTTCCATGTTTTTTAGTAGTAGGTATACGGTCGGACATGGGTATGGCACTTCCGACCCCTTGATTGCGCTGCAGTGTGTGCAGCACTCCTCGTGCTCCGCGTGCAGTGCGTATACGGCATTCAGGTTAGTGAACATGATGCGTGATGATTCTAGTACTGCGTCCATTATGGTTGTCCCTGATTCTTTAGTAGTTGTTCGAGTATACGTGTTTGGCGGGCGCTCTCTTCTGATTGCGCGTTCTTTACGTTAGATGGGCTGTTTACGTCCTGCGCCTTCTGTGTCAATCCTAGCCAGTTTGTGAGCGTTAGGTCGCGTTGGCGTTGGGTTAGTGGGTTGGCAGCAGTTTCGCCCTTGTTTGCTGGCGTATACAAGCCGATACCCTTTAGTAGCTGGGTTGGACCGAATAGTGATGCTGCCTTGTCGCCTAGGGATGCTAGGTCCTTAATTTGGCTTGGCTTACCGGTTGCAGGGTCAGTTTTGGTGAGGAATTCGAGTCCCGGCTGTACGAGGAAGTTGACGTTCTTTCCTAGCACTGACTGTCCTAGTCCTTGGGCGTTCTGGATGAAGCCTTCGTCTAGTGGGATGGTTGGGTCGAATTGTACGTTCCAAGTGTCGATGACGTCAAGTGGGAGGATTCCCGGCTTAGTTAGTACTGGTCCGAGTGGTCCGTTTTGGGTTGGTCCGTAGACGGAGTAGTCGAGGTAGCCGGGGGTGGCTGCCTTGTCTGACCATGGGGTTCCGATGCTGGCTGGGTCTAGTCCTTGTGTTTCTGCAGCGTTGTATTGTGCCTTTGAGTAGACGGTCATTGCTGCGGTGTGGTTTAGTGCCATGTAGATGAAGGCGTTGTGGGCACCGCGAATCCAAGTGTAGTAGCTTGCGATGATGCGTGGGTAGCGGCGTTCAAATGATGATAGTGAGAGCACAGTTGGGTGGAGGGTGTGCACTTTTTTGCTAAGCGCGTTCCACATTTCTTGCTCTGAAGCCCATGAGCGTGATTTCATTTCGCTGATGGCGGTCCATAGGCG